AGCGCCGGTCAACCCATACATACGCTTGCAGTCCGTATTTTGCGATAGATTCCGCGTTCTCCAAATACGGCTTGCCTCCGTTTATGTCGCGGATATTTAGCGCGTTGACGCCTTCGCCTGCGCCTAACGGATAGATACGATTAACGATATTAGACGGGTCGACTTCGCGCTCAATACCGCGTAGATTCTTGCCGAGCCGTACTTCGCAAGTTGGTTCAGTTGATGGTCGGACTAAGTTTAGCGTCCACGGATACGTCCGCGTGTCAAACGTCCATTCATACGCCTCGTCGAACGGTTCCGGTATCGAGAATAATGCGCCGAGCAAGCCGTTTTCGTTCTCCCACGCGTAATGAAAATACCGCGTAAAATCGCATGTACCAAGGCGCCAATTTTGCGTCGTTTGTTGCGCCAAAATGTACTCGATGTTTTCGCGTGTCGTCAAATTGGTTGTTTGGTGGTACTGAAAAAGCACGTCACTTGTAAGCGTTGTAATGACATGCTTGCAATCGTAAGTTATTTCGGTTGTATTTTCGTCGCGCGTCGTTACCGACGGCATAATGCGAAACAGACCGATATACTCGCTCGTGATGTCGTCCGTGATTTCGACGTAGTTTAACGGATTGCAATACTCGTTTTTTGGGTCGCCTAATGGCAGTGTGAAAGACGCTGACCATACTGCGTTAAACTCCTTTTTGTACGAAATAGCGTAGGCGTTTTCGAGAATGGCGATGGGCTTGTTGTTGATGTCAAATATTTTTAATATCGCGATCACCTCCAAAAATAAAAAGTGTCCACATAGCGTGAACACTTTTGTTACCGCAGCTTATGTTTTTGTTACCGCGCAATTTCTTCCGATTCTCAATTACCACGCCCTTTGTTATAGTTACACTGAAGATGATAAAAATGATATTATTCATTTTCAACAATCAAAGTGGTATTATATTACTATGCTAACGATATTGTTTCAGGAGGAGAAAATGAATAAAGCAGCATTTGAAACACCTAATATACTTAACAAATACTTTTATGTTTGGGCACTTTTTTTACCTATTACTTCTATTCTTGTTATACCTAATATACAAGGCACTTTTCCAAGTACTATTTTTGCAATTATATCATTTTTTTTAGTTCTATTAGTAAAACAAAGAAGGATACAGCTTAAGGGGTATCTTTGGGATTTAGTTGTTATTTTCATTTTATATACATTTTTGTCCTTAGTTTCCCAATTAATAAATGGTATGGTTGACATTCCATCGTTTGATAAGGTAATACTAATTGATCCCTCAGACACGAGCACCGATATGTTTAGATCTTCATTCTTTACTCAGTCGTTATATTTACTTGCAGGTATTATCACCTTTGTATATATCAAAAGGTATTACAACGATAGCTGGGAAAAACCTATTTTTATCGGTATATTATTGTTTACCATTTACGGAATTTACGAATTCCTATACTTTTTAATTTTTAACGACTATGGCGATTTCTTGACAAATAGAAACTTCGAAGGTCATGATACGATCAATCTTGGTAATCAATTAATGACTATTGGTTCCGTAGTCATTCAGCGTGTTAATGGTTTGGCCCTAGAACCTTCAATGTTCGCATTTACAGTCCTTCCCTTTTGGATTTATTCGTATTTTACGGGAAGGAAAAAAGTTTCACTAATACTCTTTGTTGGTCTATGTTTATCAACTTCAACTACAGCCATATTGGGAATATTTATATATTTAATTCCTTATATCAGAAAAAGTAATAAGTTGGTTCTTTTTTATATAATTACTTTCCTAACATTATTTTTACTAATAAAATTCGATTTTGTTTACAAAGCCTTTGATGAAATCGTGCTACAAAAATTACAACAAGAAACCGCATCAGGCATAGAAAGAACTAGCTTTTTCAAGAATCATATAGATTACTTTTTAAACATGAATGTTTTTAGTATTCTTTTTGGTATCGGATTCGGCACTGTACGTTCTACAGACTTTTTCTCAACAATACTAATCAATAATGGGATAATTGGATTATCTATCATTACATTATTATTCTTTTATCCCATCATTAAATTGAAAAATAACACAAAAAACCTTGGTCTTAAATTAAGTTTATTGGTCATTTTCCTTACATTAATGATTTCCGTTCCAGAATTTTCGTTTCCTAGTATTTGGTTGTTTTTAGGAATTGCTTATAATCAAATATTCAAACAAAAGATAGAGACTTATTAAGGTCTCTGTTTTTGTTTTTTAGAATTTCATTAGTTGCCTGTTAAACTACGCAATTCTATCCAGTCAGTCCCTAAAACGTTATTCGAACCGGTTGTTAATCTTCTCCAACCAAGTACTACATATTTGTTTCCTGACGTTCCTTGTTCTCCTGTTGCATAAGTTTCTATCATGTCGCCAGCTGTAAAGCTCCCGCTAGAAGGGATTCCATCACCATTGACAATTTTGTTTACACCCTGCCTTCTAGTTGCCAATCCAAAAGAGTATGGATCTAAGTAAAAATCTTTAACTAAGTTTTCCATTTGGGTGTTCGTTAAGCTTGTAATATTGGCTTTATACCATTTTAAATTTGTAACCTTTATATCACCACTTACAGTCCCGTAAGATTGCCACTCCAAACGAATAGAAGCCGCATCGGTAAACCTCCCTAAGTAAACGGGTATCTTTAACTTCGTTTTTTCTTTCGGTAAACATGGGTAATTATTTCCTACACTTGTAGCTAAACGCGCACCATCACTTCTGCACGCTCTTAAATAAAAACGAAATTGACCGTTTGTGGCTGAAGTAGTATCCAGCTCGAATTCGATTACATAAAAATCTTTTTCATTTTTGATATTTGTTGGAACATTATACTGAATAAATTTTGTTAAGTTTTCACCGCTTGTACCTGGAATAAGTTTTAATGAAATTCCATTTTCAATTTGTACAACATCTGAACTTGAAGCACCTGTCCAGTTATCAGGAATCCCATTTGTCCAAGTTGCCATGTTAAAATTAGTCGGTGAAATATCAACATCATTTGGAACACGCTTTGTACCATTAATACTTAGATTTTGCCCACCTATCACTTGTCTTGTGTTTATCCCAGTACAATTTGTTAGTTCAACTTCCGCCAAGCCTTGAACTAAAATAGGTGAATACTTCCAACCGTTTTCTCCATTTGTTCCATCCTTTAAATCACAGGCTGTAAACGTAAATTTACCAGTATCGCTTGAAATCAAGACTCCTATACTAGCCCCTCCATAAAGAGAAGTGTTAACAAATTGAATCCTTCCAGAAACATCAGTATTCGTCGACACATAAGAACTTCTAATGTTTGTTGTGATATAAGTTCCACCTGTCACACGTAACATGTTTATGTTGTTATCGAGGTAAATAGGGTTTTCACAAACATCTGCTGTACATGAAACCAAATCGCCCCAAAAATTATTCCCAATGTGAAAACCTTTGTTATATCCAAAAGCAAACCAATCAAACGCTGACAATTGATCTATATAAAGTAATTCGAAGGCTGTTCCATTTTCTTTAATCCATTTGTATAGATTTGAGGTAGGAGCATATTTAAATGTCCAAAAGTGAATATTTTGTCCCCTAGATACGTCTTTAACCTCGTTGACCCGTATACCCAATTTTATAGGCTGACCATAAATATGAGATATATTAAACCTTCCTGCATTTTGTAAGTTAATACCTTTGTAAGGGTTAAGAAGCATTAAATTTTCTAAATGAACGTTATCAGTGTTTACGTCACCTTCGTTTTTAGTTGTATCAATCGCCCAGCTAAAAGGAATTGGTTCAGTTGCCGTTTCGTCCACCTGTTCAGGATAATTAATTAGAAAACCACTCATAGAACTTGAATGCTTCATCTTAAAAGCAGACAAGCCGTTCTCATCATTTTTTCCAACGTAAATGTCGAAAACAGGATTTTTGTTTAAATCTGTTAGAGTGATAAAATCAGCGCCAACTAATGATATATAAGGGTTGATAATAACTTGACTGTATATTCCATATCTATTTGGATAAGGGAATATTATTTTACCACCATTAGGTAAACTTGCTTGAGCTTGATTGATAGCAGGTGCCCAATCATAGCCATTAACTGCAGCAACTTTATAACTTTCGAATTCCATTATGTTAACGAGTCCTGTAAGTTTTGTTTCAGTTTGTGCCAACTGCGTGGTAACTGACTCATGTTCTTGGTCCAATCTTTCCTTCAAAGTTGTATAAGTTGTCCCTGTGGAAGAGACACGAGCCTGTGCCGCTTCCACCGACGAATCCCCTTCGATAACTACCTGATTAAATTGTTCTTGCACGCTATTTGCCGTCGTAACCGCCTGACTCGCGTTTTCATCCGCGGTCGTCGCCTTCGTAATTGCCTCGTTCGATTGTTCAATAGCCGCGTTCAACTTGACGCGACCATCATTTAAACTGTCCGTTGCTTGTATTTTCTCAACCGCCATCCTATCGCCCTCCCAATATCTATACGTATCTATCGCGGTATCTAAGCGTTAAATCAAAGTTCATGTTGCTTCCCGTAATCGTTATGTTGTTGTCTCCCGGCAATAACTCGATAAAGTCGCCGGTCATTAGCGCAAGCGAATTAACGCCGTCCTTTGTGACCGTATAGTGTTCGCCGTCTATCGTTATATTTGCGTTGTTAAATGCGCCCAATGCCGCCACCTTTCCGTTAGCACTAATCGTTACGTTTGACGCCGAGCCAGCCAACGTCATAACCGCCCGCAAAGCATCGCCGTCCACGTAAGTAGTAAATGTCGTATTGCCCGTTATTTTCCGCGTTGCATTGCCACCGTTATGCCCTAGCGGATAAGTCGCGGTAAAATAAATGTCCTCGCTGCCCCACGTTATCTCGTCGCTCGTTACGTTCGAGTAGCTAAACGGGTCGAACGCGGTCAATGCCAGCGAAAATATGCCGTGATTGGCTCGTCGTTCCATCGGTACGCCGCCGGTCAGCCTTACGTTGAAATAAACGTTCAGATTGTCGCCGAATCGTAGCTTGACCGTTTTAGGGCGTCCCCATTCGTCAATAAAAAGCGCGTTTAGTTTGCGAATCGCGCGTTTTAATTCGGCGTAACTTTCGCGCCGGTCAAAAACGCAATCTAGCGTAAATTCGCGAGCGTTCAACCATCCGCCATAATCAAAAGCGCCGTGCCGATTTGGCACGACGACTGATTGATTTCGTATGTTAGGTAGTGCCGGCTCGCTCGATGACAAGCGCACGGATAAACCGAGGTCTTGCAGACAAAAGTCATCAACATAAACGAGCGATTCCGTCACTTTAGATTCTTGCACGACGACCCCCTCCTATAATTGCGTTGTCGGTTTCGCGTTTAATTTCGCGGCTTACCGTTGGCGCGACTAATTTGCCGACTTGTTTTCCGTCCATTTCGACCGCCAAGCCGTCGAGTTTCTGCGCAAGCAGGTTGACCGCCGACGCAATCATGTCATCACGCGAGTTAACATCAACCGTGCCACTTATTGCCGACGATAGTGTTCCGTATGTGCCAGCTGGCGTTGCATAAGCGAGCGATACATCCGGCGTTTCTGGCGTTGCCCACTTGGACAGCCTTTCCGCTGCTCCAATTACGTCACTTTTCATTGCGAGCATACCGTCAGCAAGCCCAAGTCCGAGCATTTTACCGATTTCGTCGCGGAATACCTTAGACGGCGAATGCACGCCAAAGAATCCTTTGACTGCTTTTACAACGCCGCTTGCAAAACCGCCGATTTTTCCGATGATCCAGTCTTTAACGGAATTAATACCGTTCCACAGCCCTTTAATCAAATTCGCTCCGACATCGAACATATCGCCGACTTTGTCGTCAATAGCGCCAGCTAACTTCTTAACTAAATCCCAGCCAAGCGATAGTAGCTTCGGAATTAATTCCGCGATACCATCGAGCAACGCCAATAAGATTTTTCCGCCTGCCGCCAAGATTTTCGGTAAATTTTGTATTAAAGCGCCAGCTAATTTGATGATAAGCGTTAAGCCAGCCAGCAAAAGTTGTGGCAAAATCTTCATGATTCCGTCAATCAAAGCGACTAAAATTTTGACGCCTGCGTCGAGTATCTTCGGCAAGTTGTCAATTAATGCGCCAAATAAAGCAAAAATCAGCATAATGCCTGCTTCGAGTAGCTGTGGCAAAATCGAAATTATACCGTCAATTAACGCGTCAAGTATTTTAATACCCGCGTCAATAATTTTCGGAAGGTTGTCAATGACCGCCTGCGCAATCGTCAAAATAATCGACAATACCGCGTCAATAATCGCTGGCAATAGCGAAATAATTCCTTCTATGAGCGCGGTTAATATCGTAATTCCCGCCGTAATAATCAGTGGCAGATTTTCGGTAATCACGCCCAAAATCGTCGTAACTAGCGTTAGAATTGCGCCGACAATCAACGGCAAAGCGTTGACAAGCCCGTTTAATAGGCTCGTTAGAACGGTTACGCCTGCCTGAACGAACTGCGGTAAAAACTTTGCAATCGTTGTAATCAACGTTGTTACAATTGCGAGAATCGCTGGCAAAATTATCGGAATTGCATTCGTGATTCCTTCGATTAATTTCGTTAGTACGTCGACACCAGCTTGTACGAATATCGGCAAGTAGGTTGTTATGGCGGTAATAATGCCGTCAACAACTGCGGTGATTCCGCTCAGTAATGCTGGCAAGTTTTGCTGTATACCTTCGGCGATTGCCGGAAGGAATTTCGCACCTGTCAAAATCAACGCCGGAATGCCACCAACTAAAAAGCCGATAATGGTCGGCACTAGCTGTCCGAACATTTGCGCCACCCCGCTAAAGTCGCCACTAAATGCCCGCGATATAACATCGGCTACACTTTCAAAAAATGGCGCAACTTTGGTGTTTACAAGTTCGATGAATACATTTTTTAGTTTCGTCAGTACTTCGCTTGCTTTTTCTACGCCGACAAAGAACGCCCCTTTAAGCGTCGACCCTATTTGATTAACCGAGTTTCTGAATGGTTCCGAGTGTTTGTATAGCGCGATAAATCCGGCGACTAATGCGCCAACCGCAATGACAGCAATACTAATCGGGCTCGTTAGAAATGCGAACAAACCGCCAACTACTTTTAATTTTCCGCCTAGTTTCGTCAGAAACGGCAATAACGGCGCAATGGACATCATAAACAAGCCAATTCCGGCGGCAACCGTTCCCACAACGGCAATAAATCCAGTCAGCGTCGCAAGCACTAACGCCGCAACCGATATAAACTTTTGCAATTTTGGCGGTGCATTATTAAACGCCTCAATCAGCTTGGTTACCCATTCCACCGACCGCTGAATAGTCGGTGTCAAATGGTCGCCTACGATTATTTTCATCGTTTCAAACGAACCACTCATTTGCTCGATGGCTCCGCCAAGTCCGCCCATCATCTTTTTAGCCGCTTTCGCAGACGCTCCGGCCGAATTTTCAAGTGATTTCGTCATGGCGTCAATTTTGTCGGGCCCGGCTTTCATCAATGCCAAGAATCCACTAGCGGCTTCCGTCCCAACAATTGACGCGAGTGTCTGCAATTTCTGGGTTTCGGTTTGACCTTCCATTGCCGTTTGCAGTTCGCGGATGATTCCGGCTAAACCTAAAAACTTTCCGTTTGCGTCGGTCACTTCAATTCCCATCGACTTCATCATTTTTGCGGTTTTTTCCGCTGGTTTCAGCAATTGAACTAAGCCGCCGCGTAGCGTTGTTCCCGCCTGTTCCCCGCGAATGCCCACATCAGCCATGATTCCTGTAGCCGCCGCCAGTTCTTCGATTGATACACCTAGTGAACT